CGATAGACATGTTGTCAGAAAGAGCGATGGCTGCTGTGGTCGAGGTGTCGTTACCCGCAGTACCAGTCGAAGGGTCGTATGACACACCACCAAGAAACTCCAGCGTACCTGTGATGCCGGTGTTTGATTGGCTCTTAAATACAACGTCACCGCCCTGGACATACGCATCTACCCAGGCAGATCCGTTGTAGAGCTGCATCTTCTGATTGGTTGAGTCAAAGAAGAGACTACCGGCAACCAGGGCATCACCGTCGTTGTCTACTGACGGAGCTGAAGACTTCACGCCGAGGTAACGGTCGTCGAAGTTGTCGTAGGCAGCTAGGGCACTATCCCTGGCACTCTCTGCTGCTGACTGTGCTGACGAGGCATTACCGGCGGCTGTCTCGGCGTCATCTTTGTAACCTTCGGCAAGGCCCTCAGAGGTTGACGCAGCCGAGGCTGAACTTGCAGCGGCCGTTGCTGATGCGGATGCCTTGGCGTTGTAATGTAAAGCTGAATAGCCAGTAGTGGAGTTGTCGCTGAGGGTGAATGAAGTGTCCTCAGCAGTGATGGCCAGCTTCTGTGCATCTGCGGCGCTATCCGAGGCCTCGCCGGCTTTTGTAGACGCCGTGCTGGCACTGTTCGAGGCATTCTGCTCAGATGTTGAAGCTTCACCCTCTGAGTCTGAGGCGGCTGATGCTGAATTAGAGGCTGCTGTCGCTGATGCAGATGCTTTGGCACTGTAATGCAGGGCTGAATAGCCGGTGGTGGTCGTATCGCTAAGCGTGAACTGACTGTCCTCTGCATTAATAGCGAGCTTCTGTGCATCGGCGGCGCTGTCAGATGCCTCACCAGCCTTTGTGGTCGCTGTGCCGGCACTTGACGAGGCAGACGACGCTGATCCGGCGGCATTCGTTTCGCTATCAGCCGCATTTGTTTCGGATGTCTCAGCATTCTGCTCGGCAGTTTCCGCATGTCCCTGCGCTGTCTCAGCAGCGGTTTTGGCTGCGAGAGCTTTTGCGTTGTAGTGTAAAGCGGAATAGCCGGTGGTAGTGGTATCACTAAGGGTGAACTGGCTGTCCTCGGCATTAGTAGCCAGCTTTTGTGCATCATCTCTGTGGTTTTGTGCCGTGTCTCTGGCACCCTCTGATGCAGCCTGGGCGGTCTCTGCGTTGGTCTCAGCTAGTTCCGCTGCAGCCTGAGCTGTCTGTGCATCTTGCTCCGCTTGTTCTGCGTCGTTCTGAGCGGCTACCGCATTCTGCCTCGCGAGCTCGGCATCATCAGCATCATCAGACGCTGCGGTGGCACTTGACGATGCTGCTAAGGCGCTACTGGCTGCAGCATCCTTGTGGCCAGACGCAGTGTTTCGATACTCGAGCGTGAGGTCACGAGCTGCTGTTACCAGGGCTATGGCAGACGTCGCTGTGTTCCTGGACTGCAAAGCTGAGGCCGCACTGTCTGCTGCGTTGCTTTCGCTAGTTGCAGCGTTTGCTTCACTGAGAGCTGCAGCGGTAACAGATGCACTGATGGTAGCTTCGTCAGTTGAGTTAGCGCCGGCAGTTTTAAAGAAAGACGTGATAGCAGTGTTTGCTTCAGTGTTTGATGCTACGTCGCTACCAGATTGTGGCAGCGTCCCTGTATCGACAGAGCCGCTGGACTTGAAAAAGCTCGACATCAGTTACTCCCATCTGCGTATGCATACGCGGGACGTATTGCGTTGGTGCCTCCTGATAGCTCCTGGTCATCACTCTGGCTTTGGATCTCTCCGAGAAACTGATTGAACTTGCCCTCGAAGACTTCAGCTCTGTTGTCCAGGTAGAAGTCCGAGGCAAAAGTCAGGGCTGAGTAAAGTATAAGATCGGGTGCAGCCTTCGCTAAGATGTTCTCGTCAGTGTCGGCTGACATGGCGTCGAACTCGCCATAGTAGACCAGGGTCAGTGTCCCGCTGGTAGGCTGCGGGTGGAGCAGCAGGTCCGCTTGTTGGCGGGTAAAGTACATAGGCTTGCCAGTGTAGGTGTTAGCAGCGTAAGGCCGGAAGTTTGCCATAGGCAGCCGGCGTAGCTCTCTGTCATCCTGGTACAGCGAGATGAGCTCGATGAAGTCATTAGGCACGGTGACAGATGCTGTCTGTGAGGTGACGGTATAGTTACGCACCTTCTCATTCATAGGGGTGCGGAGCTGACGCTGAATACGGGCGATACCCTGGTCGATGAACCTGGCCGTCAGGGCTGAGGTAATGTCAGACCTGTTTAGAAGGTCGTTAAAGTGTGACTTGAGATCGCCGTAGTTCATTGTCAGACACTCCTGCGTTTCTTCTTGGCTGTCTTAGCGGCTTTACGGAAGTTGGCAGCCGTAGGTGCGCCCTTCGAGCCAGGCTTACGCATACGCTCACCAGAGCCAGCTTTGATCCTGGCTCGTTTCTTGTGGATGTTTCGATAGAGGCTCATTTCTTACGTCCACCCTTGCCTTTTCTGTAGCTCTTCATCAGACCCTCTTTTCAGTAGTTAGAAATGCATCTAGGTTTTCTTCCTTGAGACGTTTGACGATCTCAGCGGCAGTGATGCCTGGGCCCATGATATCGAAGCCCTCGCGCATCCACTTCTCAACAACAACAACAGGGATCTGAGCGACGGACATGTAGTCGCCTTCTCGCTTGTCCAGGCTTGCGTTGCGCGTGTCTTTGATGCCGTCTAGGAAAGATTGTGAGATGTCCTGGCTTTGCTTCAGCACAAGACCATCACTGTCCTCAAGCCAATCGGCTCGCGAACCGATAAGGTTCACGTCGTTATTGTTCATGATGTCTCCTTAAGAAAGGCTGTGGGTGGGCCGAGGCCAAGGAGAGCATAAAACCTCGGGGCTCCCACCCACGCCTATTTAACTGCCTTACGACAGGCCGTTGATCTGGCCGGAAGCAGACGGATGCAGGTGCATCAGGCCGCCTTCGTACACAACGAAGTGGGTGTCCGCGTCACCAGTCTTTGCAAGCAAAGTACGGCTGGTCGGACGAAGGACTGCAGAACGCCACATGGTCGGGTCCAAAAGGAACGCATGTGTGCTCATCTGAACGCGGTTCAGTACGACCTTCAGCTCACCGAAAGGTGTGACAAGAATGTTGACCGCATTGGTGAGGGTCTTGTTCTCGTCGTTGAAGGTACGCTGCCTACCACTGGCGCCCGTCATCGAGGCGACAATGAGGCTGTCAGCAGGCTTGATCATGAAGATCGAAGGCTCACCGCCGGCTTCATAACAAGCCTGGTGGTTTTCGTTGATCTTCGCTTCGGTCAGGGCGTCGGTTGAACCACTTCCGGCATCGGTTGTGACACCAGAGGCAATAAGCTGGGACGCACTGTCCATTTCACGGGCTGCGGACTCGGAACCGGTTACGCCGGCATTGTCTTGGCCGACATAAGCGAATTCTATGTCTTTTTTCAAAGCCTTAAGGGCTTTAGACATTTGGTACGCCGTTTCTTTGGCGCGGCCATGCGTTCGTACGGCGTCTGCTGTCGCGCTGACTTTAAAGGTCTTCGACATCACCTGAGTATTGCCAGTGATCATGGTAGTAGGCGTCAGGGATGCTGCAGTCGCATCGGCGCCTTCTATCATCTTATTATCAGCCGGCGAATCAATCGCATCTGTCTGATATTCGTATACACGGCTGTGGACCTTCTGGTCACGGATGGCCGTGTACATAGGAGTGTCCAGAGGGGTAATGTTCTGGATGACGGATTGTACGTCTTCCGCAATGCCCACCTGGTCATAGGTTGAATAGAGGCTCATGGGGTATTTCCTTCTCTGAGCTAGGGTTTACAGATTACTGCTCCCAACGCTGCAGGATCGCGTCTGCGATGTCTTCGTTGTCACGTGAGTTGCGGATGTGATCGAGACTTTTCTCACGCTTGGCTGCAGCTCGTGTTTGAGCATCTGCCGGCGCTTTCTTGGATCTCAATACCTTCTTCTTAGCCGCTGTTTTCTTCTTGACGGTGGCAACTCGTTTGCCCTGGTCATAAAGACGCGACTTGTTGATCAGTTGGATCACCACAGGATCGACGATTGTATCGACCTGGTCTGTCGGTAATCCCTGTGCAACCGCGTAGGCACGAATGTCGTTATATAGACTATTCGACCAATCGGGGATTGCTTCCTGGAGTACCTTCACAGCCTCGCCAGCAGCGTCTTTCATGGCTGCTTGCTGTCTCTGCTGAAGGTCTTTGTAGAAGGTGTCCGCTTCTTCTTCGATAAACTTCAAGTGGCTTTGCGCCGCTTGAGCTTCTTTACGGAGCTGTGCAAAGTCCTCGGTATCCATAGTGCGACTTGCGACAAGCATGTCCACTTCTTCATACGGCTTTGCGCGTTCCTTAGCATCTGCGAGCAGACGCTGAAGAACCACATGACTACGATTGGACACGTCTTCGGCGTCCTTACGTTGTTTAGCAAGTTCTTGACTTTTGCGAGTGAGAGACGCTTCCTGACCCGCGAGCCGCTTGAGTTGACCGATGGTGCTCGTATGCGTTTCGCCAGCGACAATAAACTCAACTTCAGTTTCGTCAGTGATATCGATATCGCTATCAGTATCCTGCTCATCTTCCGTCTCATCGTCCACGTCATCGGCTTCATCCACATCTTCCGAGGCCTCGTCTAACTCTTCGAGCTCCAGCTCAGGTTGTTCTTCCTCTTCTTCCGGCAGTTCATCTGCCGCTGCCTCTTCGCTTTCGTCTGGTGATAGCCCCTCTTCGGGAGCGTCTGTAGACCATCTAGCTAGGATGGCGTCTTCTACCGGCGTCTGTGTCTCAGGCACCTGGTAGTCCAAGTTCAGTTCTTCTTGCACGTTCTGCATGGTGCTAACTGTCCTTTTGCTGGTTGTCAGCAGCGCCCTTGGCGACAATCTCGTCTCTTACAGACACACGCTGCTGTAGTGTGTGGACGATGTCGGTTAGGGCTCGGTAGTGATGATAAGCCAGGTCTCTCGCCTTCTGATCGTCAGGAGCTGAGTTGCAGAATGTGTGGAAAGACTGGTTTACCAAGTCGTTTATGGTCTTTGTGAAGACCTCGCTCTCCAATAGCGTTTTGGCTCCGTCGCCGAGGCGCAGAAGCTCATCCTCATCAGACATGAGGTATCTCCTTAGTTTGTGTTTGTGTTAGCCAGTTGGGCTGGCGATGCCGCGTACATCTGTTGACTGGCGGCGAAGGATCTCGAGCTCGCCCTCATCGATCATACGCTTATGCTCGAACTGCTCTTCTTTCAGATCCTGGTTGTCGGACTGCAGCGCATGTTGTGCTTCAGCCTTTGCCTTTTCCAGCTCCATCTTTAGACCGGCTATCTGAGCATCGGTCTGGGCTTTGAGCTCGGCAATCTGGGTTTGACGTTCCTGCAGCTCAATCTGCTTGGCAGCCATTTGCAGTTGCATCTGCTGAGCCTGGTCAGGCTGTGGCGGCGGGAGCTGGTCAGGTGACGTTAGATAATCATCGACGTTAAGGACGCCCTGGTTCTCGAGGACAGTCTTCATCATCGCATAGCGGTTAGGTAGCTGGTACAGCGGCTGCATAGCCGGATCCTGGCTGAATAGCTGGTGCATCGCGAGCATCTTCTGTGCCTCACGGTCCTGCTCGCCATAGCCCAGGTGCAGCTCGACAGACACGTCGCGCTTTTCTTTCCAGCGGGATGGATTGACGCGGACGTAGGAACCAGAGATGTCTACGATCTTTTCCTGGCTTTCGTTGATAACTGCCAGGCGATAGGCCTCATGGAAGAGCGGCCGGACGAACTGATTGGCAAAGTTACGAGCAATCACCTTCTGGCGCTGCTGCGACATGGTCGCGAGCTGTTCTACCAGGGCTGCACTGTTTTGCTTCGAGACGGCATCTTTGTTCATGCCGGTCGTCAGTGATGAGATACCGCTGTTCTCTTCTGCGTTCTCTTGCAGCTCTTTTAGGGTCTGGAAGATAAACGGATTGAGCGGCGCCTGGGGCATCGGTGCGATTGCGTCAGGCCTGGTTATGTTCACGAGGCCGCCAACGCGATTATCGATGAGCTCACGTGGGTTACTCAAGCCGCCCTTGGTGACCATGTAGCGCGGGTTGTTCGTGATCATCGCATGGTCGAGGATCGAGCGGGTCAAGACCGTCCTGGCGTTCTGTGTGTCGCACAGACGATCAGCAAAGTTGGCGCCATAAAACGAATGAGGCGTTGGCAACGGCGCAAAGGTGATAAACGGGCGCTTGTCTACTGCTTCACACTCGAGCAGGACACCGCCGGCTTTCATGACCTTGTAGAGATAGGCTACACCAGTGCCCTCTTTGTCGAGCATGATGTAGGCTTCGTGCACCATGACCGAGCGGACCTGGTCCTGATAGCCGTTGTTGTTATAGCCACGGTTATCATCGACACCTTCGTAACGCGCCAGGACTTCGGGATCTGTCTGGTACTCAGCGTTATCGTCGCCGCCAATGCTGTTGATCAAGTCATCGTCGTAGCCCATCTCGCGGAGCTCGCTGATGGTCATGCGGCTGCGGTGGGCACAGAAGGTGCTGTCCTCGAGGGACCGTGCCTGAGCTTCGACAATGAATGCCTCGGGCTC